ACATACGAAGGTTCGTTCATAGCCAGTAGATCTTTGGCTACGCTTGACAACATGCCTAACAAGCCTGAGAATTCTGGAGGCTTCTCCATATCCAATGGCTTAGCTTTTGCCCAGTTCAAACGTACTTTAGCACCCAATTTACGACGGGCGTTGAACACCACATTTGACAGTATGTTATGAGCCTCCAATTCTCCGGGGCCAGTCAGGCAATCGAATATCCTATCTTGCAAGTTGTATATGGTCAGCCAGTCTATGAAGATACCATTGATGACATCATCAATTTTGCCTCTTTCTGTAGCCGCCAACAACTTTCTGAGCATGAGATCTGGATTCTTGAAGACTTTTCCTTTGCATTCAATGAAAGAGCAGAATGAGCCTCTTTCAGAATAGAAGCCAACTTTTTCGATAGCCCGATCAACCGATTGCCAGATTTTGTACTCAGGTTTGATAGCTAAGTCCCGATAAACGAGACTATCATCGCCGGACCATTTAGACGGTTCGCCTGGGCGTAAGTCGTACTTCAGACTGACCCTGGCCATATTTCCGAATGTGTTTTTGATCCAAGTAAGTATCTCTCCTGAGAACGTCATTATACCCGTTAGAACTTTGTTGAGGATTAGCGTCTTTTTGTACTTGCTGTATCCCTCTACTAGGTCCTCTGGTATCTCGAAATGCCTCAGCATGCACTCTAGTAATGTGACGTAGGCTCCGGTCATTGACATGTCCTGCAGAGTTAGATCACTCTCCCAGTAGCCTTCAACGTTGCTGGCATAGTCGTAAGTCCAGGAGAGCATCTCCGCGTAGGACTTTCCAGCGTGAACGTAAACTGATTCTGGCACATGTTGCAACAGTTTCTTAAGCAAATAAACCCCCATTCCACCGAATTTGTAGAGGTATTCATCATTTGCTATCATTATGCTTTGCAGGGGAGATGCGTCTTTTATCTCATCAGACTTCAGTTTTATTTGGGCTTTAGCGGTCAGCACATAACCGTAATCGGGCTCGGACCTAGGTAATGATGCCTTTTGCAGGGCTTGTGATCTGGACTGGCGTCTGGCTTCAAACTCAGCAGTGCAGGCTTCAAACTCATCTGCTCTAAAGGGGACCTTCTCGCTCCACATCAAGAAAGTTTTAAGAGATGCCCAAAGATTCAAACCATAATCCCGTTCGTTCTTGACTTCAAGTTCGTTCAGAATAAGTGTGGATCTTCTCACTCTCTCCTTTACCATGCTTGCGAAGCTTGTTTGGTCCTTAGAATTCTGCAGCAACCCTAGATTTATGGCTAAGGGCTTGAACATTAGAGGGTTAGCTTCAGGAGACTTCTCCTGCATTAAACGCCTCATAGCCCTTCTTTGCTTGTCGCCCAACCAATAACCTTTCGGAGCCATGTTCTCGATCACGGCATCAGCGTCCATTCTCCACATGTATTCATCGGGAGCCTGATGTGAATATCCGTAGCGATCTGACCACATCTCACGCGAGAACCTCTCACGTATCTTGCTGGTCACGTCTTCCAGATAATCAGATTGAAACGCTCTGATGTTGCTCGTGGGTAAGCCCACTGGCGCCACTTCCACTTCGGCCACACTGACAGGTTCATCTAGCATAGTGCGGTAGCCTAATGTTCGCAATTTTACCATTGGGTGGGCGGCTTCGCCCGCTACAACGTCTAATTGCTTGTAGAACCTGGCTCCTCCTATTTCTACAATCTCAGAACCATCCACATAGCCAGATATTTGGTAATGATGCTTGACTTGTTCCCAGTTTTTGCATTCATTGGGTGGGAACGCCAATATGATCCTCATGCCATCAGGCATCCCCCCCATGGCTTTACGGAAGTCTATGACATTTGTTGGATCGGGTTCCACATGCCTGTGCAAGCCTACGGAGTCCTTGTAGCCTAGCAATCTGCCTAACGGGCCCTTCATGTTCGCTCTTGTAGAGTTCGTACCCTCCACGTTAGCCGTAACGTATATTATGCATCGGGGGGCTCGAGTTAGTGCTACCCAGAGGATTTCTTTCCCAATCAGGTTGACTACAGTCATGCTTATGTTGATAATGGACAGCTTTACTGTTAACCCTTGAGAAGATGACATAGTTTGGGAATCCATCAGGTTCATCATGTCATTTGCTGACACTGCCGCCTTACTGGCTTCGAGGAGCGTATGGTTAGAGAACCAATCCTTAAGCATGTCGTCAGTGAATTTGCTTTCAGGGTACACTCGCCTCAAGTCTTGCCAGTCAGTGACCTGAGCATCTGTGAATCTCAAACCACCTCCCATATGTTCGTATTTGGTCGGCGTGCAGAATAAGGTACCCAGTGCCGATCCGAATCGCATGCTGCCCCACACAAAGAAGTCACAGTGAGGTCTCAACATCTCCAGAGTAGATTTGTCTCCGTTCAGAGGGCAATCCCCTTCTGGCTCATGCCAAGCGCCTTGGAAAATGTCACCACAGAATATCACGTTGGTTATTGCTGGCTTCAGCAAACACATGAGTTCCAAATATCCTGGTGGGTATTTATTTTCGTCCATCACTAGCAAAGA